CTAACCAATTCCCAAACCAACTTTTAAATAACCTTAAATCTACTCCCAAATCAGCTTAAACCTTACTCATAATTCAGTCATATTACTATCCAAACTCCTCTCTAAACTCCTCTTATAACTTCTTAAAACTCTTTCCTAAAATTCTTTCTTAAAATCCTAAACCTCCCCCTCAAAAACTCTCTAATCTCACCTTACACCCTCTTAACCTTTAAACCATCTCTACTTTAATCCCGATACAAACTCTTAATATCCTCTTAAATCCCCTTAAAACTATGTCATAATACAAACCCTAATTTTTCTTTTTATTCCCCTTATCCGTTCCAATCTCCGTTCAAAAAACTCCGTTATTAACTCTTATTAACCCCAAAATCTTTATAAATGACCTTATTATTACGTAATAAACTATTTGAACAGACAGGAGAAATCTTATTAATCTACTCAATTCTCATACTAAAACCGTTATAGAGGATATAAAATCGTTATTAAGGATATATTTCCTATAGAGAGATATATTTCGTTATAAAAATAGAATCTCATTTTTAACTAAGGATTTCTTTTTTAACTAAAGACTTCTTCACTAAAAGAAGATAAAAACTTTATAAAGGATAGAATCTGTGTTCTGATGCCGTACTGGATAATATTTATTGTATTGGATAAGCTGTTGTACTGGATAAGCTGTTGTATAAGATTTTGATAGCTTACTTAATTTGATAGCTTGCTTAAAAAGTTAATTTTTCTATTAATAAAAATTATTTTTTTCATTATTTTTTCTTTGTTATATCTGAGAGAAAATTGTATAATAAAGTATAAGCATTTTTTGTTTTTTGTAGTTTCATTTTTCGGTTCATTTTTTTTACGAAAAGCGGAGCGAACGAGCGAAGCGAGAATCCTATATCTATAAATAAATAGTATATATATTGAGGATTGTCAAAATAATAGTGGTTTTATGGTGAAATAAATAGAGTTGAAAATCAAAAATGCGGAAAACAACGATATTTTGAACATACAATATAAAAAAGGTGGTTTTATGAGCAATAATAGCAATAATTATGATAAGTACCCTAAGTTGGACGAGAGAGAAAAATACTTCATTCGGATACCTCGAAACATTATCTTTGATACGAGTTTAGGGAAAAACAGAGTTGGTGTATTTGCTTATTTATCATGCAAGACATCGCTTGATTCTAAATTTCTTATCTCAATGAGATTGATTTGTAATTGGCTGAATAGAAGAATTGATACTCATTCTAATAATAAGGGTGTGAAGGAAATTTGTGGGTTAGTCGATAAATACAAAGAAATGGGTATAGTTGATATAGATGAAGAAGTGCAGATTACAAAAATGATTGAGGGGTGTTTTCACAAAGACAAAGTACAAGAGATGATAGATAACAAAAATGGATTTGGAACTATTTATGTAGATGAAATAGAAAAGATATTAAATTACAGAAACAAAAGCAAAAGAAAATGGTGGACTACTGACGAAGAAGATGAAGATATAAAAATAGATACATCATATGTACTTCTTGTGTTTGCCTATTTACGATCTATGATTATCCCAAGGAATAATTTAGCTGGAGCTGCACATAGAACGGAAACATTTGATGGTTACTATAGACAGATAGAAGACGAGATTGGATTATCGGAGAGGAAGGTATCACAGGCTATCTCGGTGCTTATTAAGGTGGGATTGATTTACGAAAGAAAACGACCGCCTATTGTTAAGTATTATTATGTAGATGGGAAAAGAATTAAAAAACACGTTCCTCAGACTTCTATATTCTGTAATACATATAAGAGGTTAAATGGACATTTGATTGATTATGGAGAGAGTTATTATATGAAAGAAGCTGACGATAAAGAAAAAGAATTAAATGAAAATCAAGATTAATTAATTAAAGGTTAATTGATTATTGATTTATATCTTACACGAAAGGTGGTGAGTATTATGAGTTACGGTAAGCCTAAATGGGTAGATGATTTGAAATCAAAAGGAACAAAAGAAATAAAAGAACATAAATCAAATAATAAAATAACACAGTTATATACCAAAGTAAGAAAACCAATATTGTCAGAAAAAGATTTTTATCCTCCTGAAGATAAACGATATTTAAAATCAGGAGTTGAAGATATAAAAGGTGGAGATAGTTTTGCTGATTATGTTGAATATTATTTTGATAGTTATAGTGAAGATGGTTGAGTGGTGGTTATATGGATTTTGATAGTGTAATAATAGTGAGGTGGTTGACGATATGTTGAGCGATCAAATTCAAGTATATTCTGTTGATACAGGTAATTTCTATACTAAACACGAAGAACGATTACATAAATTAAATCACAAATTGCGAAATGAAAGAAAACAGTTGTTAAATGGATATGTAAAAAAGAATAAAAATAAAAAACGTGTAATTAGAGGTATTAAGGATATTGAAAACGATTTAAGAGAATATGGATTAATTATTTATGATTTAGAAAATGTTGAGTATGAGAGAAAATTAAAAACAAAATCTACGGAAGAAAAGGAAGTTATTATTTCTTTATATAATGAGTATTTGAAAATAAAAGCACAGATTGAGCACAAGAGAGAAAAAATTAAAGAAACTAAAGCTGCGTTGTTGAAATTACTTGAAAATAAAACAAATGTGAATATTAAGACTAATGGAAGACATCACATTAGGGAATTAAGAGATAATGATGTATCTCATATAAATGAAATTTCAGTATTCGATTCTGCATTAACAAGAATGATTGGTGCAGAGATTGATAAATTATCTAAGGATTTTATGGTAGTACAAGTTTATTACTTTCAGATATTGCACGATATTTTACTTTATGGGTTTATGTATGAGGGCGAAAAATATATTTACTTCACTTCTTCAGCAGGACAGATTAGAACTAAAAAGGCTGTTTTTATTAAAGAAAGCGTGTGGAGAAAATATAAGGATACTATTCTTTGTGGGTTGTCGATAGATAATATAAATGAGATGGGTGGTATTTCAACAAATAAGTGGTTAGCTTATATGGCTCTCTCTAATTCTGCGACTGATGTATGGAAAGAATTTGATATAGATAAAACAATCGTAATTGATGATTTTGAAACTAATGTCATTGGCGAAGTTGATTTTATTGACGATAAAGATTTTTCAATTAATAGAAGAACTATGGAAGTTCCCATTCCTCATACAGATGGTTGTGGTATGATATTGCCTAATGCTTTTGGCAAGCAACAGGTTAATATGATGGTTAGGCTTCCATGGGTAAAGGGTTTGATGGGTGTTTTTTCGTTTGATAAATTCATTAAAGATAATAGTGGCAACTCTGTAATAAAAGACATTTATGGAATAGAGCATGATGTTATTAAAGAAGATATACAAGTTATCTTTACAAAAAGTCAATTCAAGATGTGGAAGTATTTTTCTAATTGGCAAGAATATAAAGACAATTTCAAACAGTATGGTTGTCAAGCTGGATTCACTAATCCTGAAGAAGACAGAATAAAAAATGCTACTATTAATTATCAGATGTTACAGAGCCTTATAGATATTACTGATAAAGAAGTTGAAATAATTGCTCATTCGTCAGTTGGAACACTACAAAATATGGCTTCTACTGTAGATGGAGTAAAGAATGTACTTGGTATAAATCCGTATAATACAAATAAAACAGCTTTTCAAAGGGCAGTTGCTATTTATCCTGAGTTGTTAAATGATGTATTCGTAAAAAATAAGTTGCGTGATGTTAAAGACAGTTTGGTTAAACATTTTAAAGGCGGTAAATTGAAAGTGAATGGTAAATATACTTTTATACTTCCTGATTTGTACGCAGCTTGTGAATATTGGTTTTTAAATAATAGTAATCCAAAAGGCTTACTCGCTGATGGTGAAGTATTTTGTCTATTATATCGTAATACAGATAAGTTAGATTGTTTGCGTAGTCCACATTTATTTATGGAACACGCTATTAGAGATAATGTTGCTTGTGTTAGTTATGGTGATAGGCAACAAAAAATAAGGGAATGGTTTGATACAAAAGCAATATATACCAGTTGTCACGATTTAATAAGTAAGATACTCCAATTCGATGTTGACGGAGATAAAGCACTGGTGGTTGCTGATAAAACTATTATTACTGTCGCAGAGCGTAATATTAAAAAATATGATATTGTGCCTTTGTATTATGAGATGAAAAAAGCACTCCCATCTCAAATTAATAATGAACAGATATATCAAAGTCTTGTACTCGCTTTTACGTCTGCCCCTATTGGAGTGTTTAGTAATAATATTTCAAAGATATGGAATAGTGATGTGATTGTTAATGGTACTTACGATGAACAACAACACGCTATAGATTGTATTAAGAGATTGTGTTGTCAGAGTAATTACTGTATTGATTACGCTAAGACACTTTATAAACCTGAGTTTCCTCGACAAATCAAAAAAGATATTCAAGTATTTACAAAACAATTATTACCTCATTATTTTATTTATGCTAAAGATAAAACAGAAGAACAAGTACGAGAATCAAATGATACATTCGTAAATAAACTTCATAGTTTAATCCCCAATCCTCGTATTCGTTGCAAATATACACTTCCTACTGGAAAACAAAAAGTATTGGCTAAACCTGATTATAGGTTGTTAATGTCTAATCCTGAATTAGAAATAGACAAAGATAATATGGTTGTTAACATATATAATCAAAAAGCTACTTTATATGGTTATAAGATAAGTGCGATTAGCGATAAGGTTGAAACTGGTCATATCCCAAGAGAAGTATTATATAAATCTAATATTAGACAAGATGTTTTTTATAGAAAAGTGATTGCGGAAATAAAACAAGATTTGACTGAATGTGGATATAGTGATATTGAAATAGCCGATATTCTTGTAAAATATCTGTATGATATAAAAGATAGCAAGAACAAAGATATTCTTTGGGCTTGCTACGGAGATATTTTATATAATAACTTGAAAGATAGAGTTAAACCTTCTACCAAAGAAATACAGTGTATTGATTGTGGTGAGTGGTTTGAAGTTGGGAAATTTAATTCTGCCACTTGTCGATGTGAGAATTGTCAGCATAAAAAAGATAATGAAAAAACAAGAGATCGTATGAGGAAGTATCGTCAAAGACGTAATGTTACGCCACCCTCAGATAATTAAATGTTACGCTAATTTAAGGTAATATTTAAAAAATAGTAAAATCAAGAATGACCTAAAATTAAGGTAATTTGGAAAATGAAAAATATCGCCTTATGGAGAACGCTCCGTATAAATATGTAAATTTATAAATATATAAATTTGAACTTCATTCATAATTACCTTAATTTTTAGGATTGGATAAATAAGAATGGAGGGGTTGCTATGAGTAACCAAAATGATAAAGTTATGACAACAAAGGTTATAACTAAAAGAGAAGTAATTAAATCACTTGCAGAAGAATTTGATATGACTATAAAATCAGTTGGTCTAATATATAATAGTCTGGAAAACAGATTAAAATTAGCACTTGCTGATGCTGATGAGAATACTAATGTTGAATTTCGTTTATTTGATGGTGTGAAAATTGAAGGAAAGATGTTGCCAAGTAAGGAAAAGTTAAATAATTTGACTGGTGAAAAGCATTTTGTAGATAAAAGAATAACTGCTAAAGCCAGTTTATCACGAAGATATTTGGAAAAATTAAATCGCAAGATGAAAATTACTTAATTATTATTTTGTTATACCCAGCAGTAATGCTGTGTATATATGCCGTGTTTCTTTTTTCTTTTTTTGTTGTTTTTATAATACAACTAAGACCATATTTTACATACCTTTCTGGCAAGGGGCGTGATAATAATCACGCCTTTTGTTTGGTTCAATAGTTTAATGTAGAACGATTTTTATGATAGGTACGAGTTCAAATCTCGTTTGAATCACTAATTATACACTTTGGGTGCAGTCCTTAACGGACAGAAAGTATTGTTAAATGCGACATTCTGAATAGAGTAGATAGAGTGTCGCATTTAGTAATTTAAGAATAAAAAGTAACAAACGGCAGAGTAGGCGAGTGGTAAAGCCACCATCCTTTCAAGGTGGTAATCGTTGGGTTCAAATCCCACCTCTGTCACCATTTTGAAATAATATAAAAAAATATGAAGGAAGGTTGAAAGTATGGATACAGTAGGAATGTTGAACCAGTATGGTTTAACACAAGAACAATACGAAGATTGTTTGCAAACTATTATAGACAAACGTAATGGAAACACGGATATTGACTGGCAGGAAATTATAGAAAAATATAATTTACCTATTTCAGTCGACAGTCTTCGTAGAGTGAACAATGGTATTTTTGGCGGCGGTTTTGTAGCTGAGTATATGAAATCTACAAACAGGAACTTAAACGAGAAGGTTAACGATGATTTATCAAAAAATAAAGATATTTCATTCAATAAAGATGGCTCTATGTCAAGTTCTATGCTTTTGAAAATGACTGAGGAAGAAGCTAAGAATCCTGAGTTTATTTTAAAAGCACACGGATTTGATATTGATACTTGGGAACTTGCGAGTTGCCGAAATACGGTAAGACAGGTTGTGAGTAAGGTTGTTAATCAAGTTGACAAAGATGGAAAGTTAGTAGACCAATATACTGATAAAGGTAAACCTGTTTACACTACTGATGTTAGGACTTTGTATGCAAGTTATATTACTGTAAAGCCTAAGAAGGATAAAGAAATATCACTTGCTAAAATAGAAGAATTTTTTGATAGGTTAGATAGGAATTATTCTTTGCCTGAAATTAAGCGTACTAAAGATTATCTTAACGGCGATAAGATGTTGCTGATAGATATTGCTGACTTACATCATAATTTACAGGCTTCTATATTTACATCTGGTGATGATTATAACTGCGATATTGCAGAAAAGTTGTTTTTCTATGTTCTTAATGATGTTCTTAGTCGTACTGTGAGTTATTATTTTGATAAGGTTATACTGGTGATTGGCGGCGATATTAGCAACTCGGATTACCTTACCAATACGACAGTAAAAGGTACTCCACAAGATAACGACTTACATTATTATGAAGCGTGTGAGAGATTGTATGCTATGACAATCAAAGCTGTTGATATGCTAAAAGAAGTTGCGCCTGTTGATGTTATTTTATGTGTTGGTAATCACGATGAGGTAACTTGTTACAAATTAGCTAAATATATTAGTGCTTGGTTTAGGGATGATGAAAGAGTAAATGTTGATTATACACCGTTGGCGAGAAAATATTATCTTTATGGTAAGACTTTAATGTGTTTTGCTCACGATGGGAAGGTGAATAAACTTCCTGCATTGATTGCAAACGAGGCAAGACAGTTGTGGTCGCAAGCTGATACTGTTGAAGTCTTCTTACAACATTTACATACAGAACAGGTACTTATGGAAGATAATAATATTAGGATACAGCGTTTACCAACTATTAGTGCAAGGAGTAAGTGGACTGCCGATAAAGGTTATTCATCTAAACGTCAATGCAAATCCTTTATCTTTGACAGAGATGACGGTCTGACAGATATTCTTTATACTCCTATTAAAACAAAATAAGAAAACATTAGCGGTATGGGATAAAACTCATACCGCTTTATTTTATATAAAACATAAGAAAAGAAAGTGTAAAAGGTGGTGGTGTCGCTATGGGAAACAAGAAATTAAAAGGAACTGATGGTATATTAAATCCAAAAGAAATATATTGTTTGTGTTGTGGTAAAAAAGATAGTAGCGATAATTACTACAATTCGGACAGTTTACAATACAAAGCATATGGAAAGCTCCCTTATTGTAAAGAGTGCATTAATGAGATATATCAGGGATATTTGAGTGAATATAAAAAGTTAAAATATGCAGAACCCGAGAAAAAAGCAGTGCAACGTCTTTGTATGACATTCGATTTATATTATTGCGATAAGATTTTTGAATCTGCAAAAAAAGAATGGGTAGAAGCAAAACGAAAATTTAAAAATGATGATTTAGTATATACTGCATATTTTATGAAACATGCAAAGATGTATCAATATCGTAGAAATAATTATAATACTACGATAAATGATGAGTATAAACAAATGAAAGACGATCAGAAAACAATGTCTATGTTTAATAGTAATGATGATGAACAACAGAAAGTTGTTAGTAAAGCAGTTAATTTCTTTGGTAGGGGTTTGTCTGATGATGAATACTTGTTTTTGCAGAATGAGTATGATGATTGGACTGCTCGGCATGAGTGCCAAACTAAGGCGCAAGAAGAATTAATTAAACAAATTTGTTTTACTCAATTAGCTTTGTTCAAAGCAGTTCGTAGTGGCGATGATTCTAAAGCGAAGGATTTAAACGCAACTTTAATGAAACAAATGGATGCAGCTAAATTACAACCTAAACAGAATAAAGGGGAAACTGTTTCTGAAACTCAAACATTTGGTACTTTAATTGAAGAATGGGAGAACCATGATCCAATTCCTGAAGTTGATGAAGAACTAAAAGACGTTGATAAAATAGGTTTATTTTTAGATGTTTTCTTTAGAGGGCATTTAGCAAAAATGATGGGATTAAAAAATGGTGTATCGAAGTATTATGATGAATATATGAAACAATTTACTGTTTCAAAGCCGTCTAAGAGAAATGGGAATAACGATGATGAATCATTAGATGATAGTGAAATGATTTTTGATGCTTTGTTTGGCAATAATACCTCTGATAAGGAGGAATAGCCATGACAAAAGCAATTAAAAAAAATATATCTCCTAATGATAAGTCCGAAAGAAGAATGAAAGCGGTAGCTAAACGAGCTGCTTATTATCGTGAAAACCCCCAAAAGTTTGTAATAGATTATTTAAACATTACATTAAAGATGTTTCAAAAGTTTCTAATATATGCGATGATGCACAATAATCATTTTATGTTTTGGGCTTGTCGTTCTTTGGGAAAATCTTGGTTGACAAGTCTTTACTGTGTTGTTAGGTGTATTTTATTTCCTAATACTAAGATTAGTGTTTGTTGTTGTGTAAGATCGCAAGGTAATAAAGTTCTTCGTAAAATCACAGAAGATTTTATGGTTAAGTATGGTTGGGGTTCAGAAAATCTAAAGCGTGAGATTGAAAGTTGGAAAATTAACGATAATGAGGCATTTATAAAATTTCGTAATCATTCTTGGATTAGAGTAGACACTGCTACTGATACTGGTCGTGGTGAAAGAGCTAACGTATTGGTTGTTGATGAGTTCAGACTTGTTGATTTGAAAGTCCTCAATACTGTACTAAAGCGTTTCCTTGGCGATCCTCGTCATCCTCGTTATTTAGATTTGCCTAAATATCGTGATAATGAAGATTTACTTGAAAGTAATGTCGATATTTATATGAGTTCGGCTTGGTAAAAAATTATTATATAAATTTATTATGTTTGCAAAACAATGGTGTTTGTATATACTGTCGTGAGATAGAATCCCTCTACGCCATTGTTTTTATTTATTTGGAGGGATTATTATGAGAAGTGGAATTAGAAAACATTTTTTTAATGAAGATTATTTTGAAATAATAGATAATTCAGATAAAGCATATTGGTTAGGGTTTATTGCGGCTGATGGTGCAGTTTGTAAATCATCTAAGTATAATTCTTATCGTTTATCTATTAGTGTTGAAGAAAAAGATATTGAACATCTCAGAAAATTTTTATCATCTGTTGGTGGTAATGATATAAAGATTGAAAAATACATTAATACTATTGGTTACTCAAACAAAGAAAAACCATCAAAAATAGTTAGAGTGGTTTTAAACTCATATAAAATGTGTTTGGATTTAGAAAAATATCATATTCATCAAAATAAATCTTACGACATCAAATTCCCAAATATATCGCAAAAATATATTCCTGATTATTTAAGAGGTGTTTTTGATGGTGATGGAAGTTATTATTGTAAGTTTTCTGAAAAAGAGAATAGATATAGATTATCTTTTGAACTTGTTAGTATGAGCAAAGATTTTATTGAAAAAATAAAAGATTATTTTACAACAAAAGAAATTAAATTAAATATCTATTCAAGGGTGTTGCCTAAAAGTGGGAATACAGTTTATCGCTTGATGTCTGGAAGTATTAAAGAAATAACTAAACTAATTAACTTGTTATATAATAATCCGACAATGTATTTATCTCGTAAATTTAATAAAGTAAATATAATAAGAGAATTGCCGTTCAATTCGGTAACGAATTGAATTATTAGAGGGGTGTATCGGTGAAGTCCTCCAATATAATAAAGGATAATACCGAGAGCAATAATATCTAATGTTGTTTGTAACGCATAGGAGTTGACCGTTATAATGAAAGGAATAATACTCCCACGAGCCTCCTCCCCCTATTGATAATTGATATAGGGTGAAAATGTATGCTAAGCTCACACAATGGTAAAGTGTGAGAACTATAGGATAAAAAGCCTATAGGATAATAAAACTGATAAGAGCCACTGGAGTTATGATAAATCAAAAGCCTATACAGTTAATTTACTTGGTGGACGAAACGGATATTTTGTCTGTGCTTTGCCATATCAAATGGCTGTAATGGCAAAATTAAAGAAGCGTAGCGAGATTGAAGATGAAATGTCGGAAACAGATTTTGACGAGATGTCTTGGGAAATGGAAATGGGTTGTATGCCATTTGGTGCTGATGATGAAGCGTTTTTTTCATTTGATGACATTTCAAATTGTATGAATTTACAATCTGTTGTATATCCATTTAGTAAAAATAAAGATGTTGACATTCCTGATTTAGTAGATGGAGAGCGAAGGATATTATCAATAGATATTGCTCTTATGGCTTCTAAACGCCATAAAAACGATGCTGCATCATTGTTTATTAATAGAGCTATCCCGACAAATCAAAATCATTATAAGGCGAATATAATATGGTTAGATACATACGAAGGTCTACTTACCAATGAATTAGCGTTGATGGTACGCAGACTTTTTGAATTATATAAATGTACTGATTTAGTAATAGATGCCAATGGTAATGGTATGGGTGTTTATGATTTATTGGTTCAAGATATGATTGATGTTGAAACAGGACAAGTATATCCTGCATTGTCTTGTTGTAATGATGAAGCTATGGCTGATAGATGTAAAGATCCCAAAGCCCCGAAGGTTATTTGGTCTATTAAGGCTTCTGCTAAGTTTAATTCTGATATTGCAAAAGGATTAAGAGCTGGTTTTCAAAATGGGAATATTAATCTTCCTGTGTCTGAACAAGAAGCAGAAGTTCATTTAAGAGATAAAATGAGGGGTTATAAAAAA